TTCCTGGCGCAGCGGCGGTACCTGGATCGCCCGGACGGCGGCGGCGAACCCGGTGGTGTCCGGGATGACCTTGATCTTGATTTCGATTCCGGCGACCGCTTCCGAGATGATCCGCTTCCATTCGGACCGGTCCACGTTCGGAATGGCGGTCACCTCGAACTCAATGTCCGAGAGATCCGACTGCGCGCGCAGCATGCTGTTGAAGCGGGTGAAGTCGGCGGCGACCTCGATGTAAGCGGGGCTGACCCGCCGGATGGCGCGGTTGATCTGCCGCTCGATGCGCAGCCCGGCGAGCCGCGCGGCGCGGTCCAGCTTCTGTTCGATACGGTCGGCCAGCCGGTCCAGGGACGCGTCGGCGCGGTCGTCGGTGATCTGGATGGTGACATAGCCGGTGCCAAGGTCCTCGGTGGCCACCTGCGCCCCTTCCGGTCGTAGCGGTTGCGGGGCCCGGCCTATCGCTCAGCAGCCGGTCCAAGGGTATCGGTTGACGTTCCGGGCCCCATGGTGCATGATGGTTGCAACACCATCCGACCAAGGGACGGACATGAGACACAGCCACTTCGCGGCCCTCGCGGCGGCGGCCCTCGCTGCCACCCTGCTCACCGGCTGCGCGCAAGAGTGCCCGGACGGGCCGCCCATCTTCTACAACACCGAGGACGGCCAGTATCACTTCGAGAACGTCGGCGGCCCGCTCGTGCCCGACCAGGATGTTCCGGCTGGCTGCGTCGCCGAGCAGCAGGACAGCAGTCAGCAGGTTCACGTCGACGTGGACGTGGACGCGCCGAAGGTCAAGCAGCCCAAGGGCAACACCAACGTCAAGCCGCAGGCACCCAAGCCCGCGCCCGGACGCCCGGCCCCCGCCCCGAAGGCAGGGAAGTGAAGGGCGCGCTGATGTGGCTGCCGGTCATTTTCCGGGCCACGGTCCTGGACCACTGGCCGCAGCCTGCGGTCATCCCGCATATCCCGATCGGCACGGCATCCGAGTGGACTGTAGCGTCCGCAGACGGTCCGGTGCTGCGGCCCCGCTACTACTCACTGAAGGTGAAGTGATGGAAGACGCACCCGAGCAGATTCAGAACCTGGTTCGCGAAGCGACCCCGGCTGAGATGGCCGAGCGCCTGGGCACCATCGCCAAGCTGGCCGACGCGCTGACGGACTTCCTGTCCGGCGAGGGCTGGTCCCTGGCGTACGGCATCCGGCAGATCGCCGAAGGCAAGCAGACCCCGGCCGAAGTGACGGCCGAGCTGGAAGAAATGGACTTCTGATCATGGGCTTTCAGACCAGCGCCTACCACTTCTACGGGGTCCACATTCCGAAGGATCAGTGGACCCACGCCTGGGCATCAGGTGAAGAGAAACTGCTCAGCCAGGTGCTGCGCGCGGTCAGCGACCTCGCGCCGGACATCCGCACCATCGCCGCCGGACCCTACGACCAGGACATGCTGTTTCTGGCCGTCAAGCGGCCGGGCCATACAGCTGAAGTCGAGCTGGGCGAGTTCCGGCTGGTAACTCACGACCAGGCGTCGGATCTGGGCTGGGACCGGCAACTGCTGACCGTGGTCAAGACCGTGGGCTACACGAAGACCGGCCGTCCGGGCTGGATCACCGTGCCGAACGTCAGCTGACCGGCACACCAGGAAGGCCCCCACGGGTTGCGTGGGGGCCTTCCGTACGAGCGCAGGCGGTTTACCCGAAGGCAGCATCCGAGGCCGCGAAGCGGGCAAGCAGTGCCTCTGCGTCGTCCACTGTCATCCTACCGCTCGTCTCTCGCGGCCGGGTCCCCGCCTGCTCGGCCGCGAGACGTTCCTTGCGCAGCTCAGCCGGTTCGGCTGTCAGGGCTGCCATGGTGCGCCGGTAGTCGTTCTCGTCCTTCGCGCTGCGCCGGATGGTCGCTTCGAAGGCTGCCAGCAGAGTGTTGACGTCCCAGTCGCGCGGGTCGATCCCCTTCAGCGCCAGGGTCCCCAGCCAGTCGTCCCAGCTGTCGCCGATGGCTGCCGTCAGCCGGTAGACGTGCCACCATCGGCGCCCTGGTTTCCCGAGCCGCCGCCGTACAGCTCGGCCGCGAATTCGATCAGTTCGAGCAGCACGCGGTCCGGCAGCTTGAGACTCGCGAAGACCGGCGCCGACTCGGGCATGAGGAAGCGGCTGATGAACTCGCGCATCGTCTGCGTGAGCTTGCCGAGTGCCTCGGGGTCGAGATCGGCGGCCTTCGCGTGCTTGGTCCCGCTGGCCTTCGCCCCCGCCGACTTCTTGTTGAACAGATCCTGGGCGGCGCGCATCTTGTTGTACGCGTCCAGGAAGTCACCGCTGCTGGCCTCGGGGACGAGCAGCAGAGTGGTGTCCCCGATGACCGCGCGGTGCGGCTCGGTACGGACGGTGAATACGCGTTCGGTCACGGTGTGGCCCTTCAGGGGTGGTGGTTGCGTTGCAGGTCCAGCTTAGCGGGTGTGCCGGTCAGCGTCCCACCGGCCGCGACCAGGACGGGTTGACGGCTGGCGCCGCCGGGCGCGCGGCGGCCGGGTTGTGCTTCCGGCTCGGCTCGTGCCAGTCCAGGTGGGCGACGGCGTAGCGGGCCGTATCCATAGAGTGATCGTTCAGCTTCAGCGGGGCTTCCTTCGGGATGCCGTCGGCGCCCCTGGTCATTTCCCAGACGTAGCCCATGATTTCGTCCGTGAAGCCGCGCGGGATCTTCGCCGCCTCGGCCACCATGTCACGGCCCACCAGGCAGCCTTCCACCACGTACAGGCGAGGCTTGCCGTCGCCCGCCGGGCGGATCCTCGACTGCATCAGCTGCACGCCGCGAGAGACCGCTTTCTGGGCTGCCACGGTGGGTAGCCCTAGGTGCTTGGTCAGGGTGGCCCGGTCCTCGGCGTCGTGGTCGCAGACAACCGCGAACGGCATCCCCTCAGCCTCGCGGTTCTCTTCCAGCAACGCTTTGATCCGCTTGGCGTGGTCCTCGACCAGGACCTGTTTCTGATGGATCTCGCGGGTCAGGTACATGCGGCCGTCACTATCCACCCGCCACCACTGGCAGACGAACGCGTTGCTGTAGCCGAAGTCGACCGCGAGGAAGAGGCGGCTGTCCTTCGGCACCTGGTCGGCCTTGATCAAGTTCAGGTCGTCGCGCCAGTCGCTGAAGACGAGGCCTTCGGCCGCCGCCCACACGCCGTCCAGGTATCGCAGCCGCCGGACGCCGGTCAGGCTGGACAGGAACTGAAGGTAGTCCGCCCCCGCGTCCGTCCAGGCGCCGTCCAGGGCGCAGAGGTAGGGGTTGTCCTCGTGCTTGGACGTGTACATCCGCATCGCGTTGTCCGGCGAGTCGGCGCGTTCCTTCAGCCAGTGCTTCGGGTGGTCCGGGTTGCAGGCGGTGACGATCTGCTTGTAGGTCGGTGCGCTGCCGCGCAGGCGGGTGAGCAGCGTCTCGTACGCGGTGACGCTGATCTGGTTGGCCTCGTCCACCAGGATTCGGTCCAGCGACATGGACAGCACCTTGCCGGGGTTGTCCATACCCCCGACCATGATCATGCTGCCGTTCTTGTACCGGTAGCCGGGCGGCTTGCTGCCGGACCCGCCGAACCACTTCACCTGTTCGGTCGCCAGTTCCTGGGTTGCGACGAACTGCTCGAAGGCGACCAGGGTTGACGCGGTCAGGGACGCGTGCGTCTGCCGGACAATGAGCGCCTGAAGGCCGGGTACCTGGCTGGCGTCGGCGTGCAGCTTCATGAGCGCGGCCACGGTCTTACCGGTGCCCGCGCTGCCGACGATGGCCACCTCGGGGCCGCTGTCGCGGAAGAGGTCTGCGGCCGCCCCACGGGCGATGAACTCACGCACGCGGCGGCCGGTCCTCGAACACAATGCGGATCCCCTGCGACGAACCCTCGTCCTCGGCCTTCGGCGCGGTGACCCCGTTCAGCTTCAGCTGTGACTCGATGATCCGGCGCGCTTCGTCCACAGCCCGCAGCTTGACCGCGCGGTCGTCGCTGATGCTCGGGTTGCCGTCCTCGTCGTAGGTGACCGGCGCATCTTCCCGCAGCATGCCCAGTGTCTCGCCGAGCAGGTGTTCCAGCCGAAGGTTCGCCTCGTCGCGGTGCTGGTCCGCTGTCATCTCGGCCCGCGCGGTGGCTGCGGCCATGGCGGCGCCGACGGCGGCGAGGGCCGCGCGGGCGCTGCTGTAGCCGCACACCTTCGCGATCTCGTTCCAGTTCGCGCCGTCGCGGCGCAGTCGGACCGCCTGGTCCAGCCGCTCGGCAGCGGCCAGGTCATCGGCGATGTTGTCAGCCATGGTGGGTCCCTTCGGTGACCGGCGCCGGGGTTGCGCGCGGGCTGTTCGGCTGCTGCGGGAAGCACACGGTGTAGCCACCGAGCCCTGTGCCCGGTACGTGAGCCCACAGCGGTTCCCACCGGCCGCTCATGCAGGGCGTGGCCCGGTCCTCGATCGGTTGCCCGCAGTTGGCGCAGTGTTCCATGGTGGTTCCCTTCGTTTCGGTCCCCAGGGTATCGACTTGACCGACGCCCCTGGATGTGTAGACTGGTGGCAACCTATTTAGAGAGGGACGGCATGAAGGAATTCCTTAAGGACGCATGGCTCTACGTGGTGTACGGCGTGACCATGGGGTCGACCAGTAGCCTGATCGGGGTGGGGCGGTTGGACAGCCTCGTTCTCAGCAGCACCGCTCTGGTTCTGCTGGCCCTCGTTAATGAGGGCACGAAGCGCAGGGCTCGCGGTGACCGCCGTGACTGACCCCATGAAGACTGGCGCGGTCGTCGGCGGGTTCCTGCTCACCATCATGCTTGGCATCATCATCGGGACCGCGCTCAGCCACATGGGTATGAGCGACGGCCAAGAGATGGTGGCGGTCTGCATCCTTGCGGCCAGCGCAGCCACCGTGGCGGGGATGGTGTTCAAGACGATGACGCGCCGCTGACCAGCGGTAGAGACAGATGGGCCCCGGTCGTTCGTAAGGCGACCGGGGCCCATCCGTGCAACCACCCGAAAGGCACCACCAGAACCTGGGCAGGTACCGCCAGGATAGCGCACCCCGGTCCGCCCACAGCAAAGCCCCCGGGGGACGGTCCGGGGGCTTCACCGCGTCATGCAGGCGGTTCCCACCTTACACCATGTGTTGCACGCTCGTTCCAGCCAATGGCTGATCTGCGGTAGAATTGAACCGCAACCACAGACCACCAGAGGGCGGATACAGCCATGGCCATCGACCCGTACCCGAGCAACCGATACGACCCCAGCTGGGACGCGTTCACCGCCGCCCACACCGCGCAGCCGCCCGACGTTGCGCCCCGGCCCGCAGCGGGCCCGCTGCCGCCGTTGGACGTGGCCTCGCTCATCGCCACCGTGACGCAGGCACAGCAGGTCCAGGGCGCCGTCCTTGCGCCGGACAAGAACCGGGTTCCGGTATGGGCTCGGGGCGAGACGGCGAAGGTCACCTACTGGTCGGCCATCATGCCGACCCTGGTGACCGGCTGCGCCAACATGGCCGTCCACCAGTGGGGCGTGAACGGCCCCGCCTGGACCGGCGCCGTGGTGACCGCGCTGTCGCTGGCGCTCGGTGTGTCCGGGCTGAACCACCACTGGGACATGAAGGCCAGCGCGCTGCTGCTCGGCCTGACCGTT